TTTGGATTTTTACTAAACGCATCTACATGTGTTCAGATTGTGGGGAAATTATTTATGTCAAATAAAGACGAAGCATTAAAGATGGCGATTGAAGCGTTGGATACTTTGATGATGGAAAAAGATTCAATATATCAAAAAGCAATCCAAGCCTGTAAAGAAGCATTAGAACAGCCAGCGTTTGATTACAACACAGCGTTTAGTCATGGATATGAAGCGCATAAAGCTGAAAGAGAATATCCAACTAAAGAAGAAATGCTAAATAAAATATTTGAAGCAACATATCAACAACATTCTGCTAAATTGATGCAACCAAATGAAGGTTCAATTACTTTTAATAATCCCAATGCAGATTGGGTGCTTCGTATTACGCCTAATCGGAAGATTGAAGTTAATGAAGATGTTGAAGTGACAGAAGCCGCACAAAAAGTATTAGATGCTATACAGCCATTATTAGACAAACAGACAGCACAAGACTTTTTTGAAAGAGGAAAAGAGATTGCTAAATGGGCAGATAAACAAAATGAACAGCCAGCACAAGAACCTGTGTCACTTGGTGACTTTGATAACATGACTAAAGAAGAATGTGTTGACTATATTGATTACTTACGAAAAGAGATAGACTTGCTACGATTTAAAGAATGGCAAAAATTAAGTGATTATGTGGGATATGTGGCGCGCTACACCTGACACCACAGCGTTCAAATGCGAAGTATCTGTTGAGGAAAGTATTGAATTTGCACGTGCTATTGAAAAAGAGTTAAGGAATAAAAATGAATGATAATGTAAAATTATTTTTGACTTGTTTGCTATTAAGCTTTATAGTGGGCGCATACACAGTCGTTCTGTTAGATAAAGGCCACGGCTGTACAGTAGAAGTAAAAGATAAAGGTGGTAATACCCACGTATTTTCAGGAAAGATTTATTATGACTAGATTAAATTGGCGATCACTTAATGCAAAGCTAAGTGAGCTTGATGAAGATCAAGTGTTGGAACTATTAAAAATCGAGCGTGACGGCGAGCGTCGTATCTCTATGCTACAACGTCTGCATCAACGCTACACATCACTACGCGCTGCACGTGAGCGCGTGGAAATTCTAAAGGAGGCAATAAAACCATGAAACACCGTGAGATATGGAGTGAACAAAATTATAAGTTTGGGCGTGTAGATCCGACGCCTTGGATTCCGCTAAATGTAGAAAAGTCAAGTTTTTTAATTAAATTATGGAGAGGGATTAAATCATGGGTTTATACACTGTAAAAGTTTATGGCGTTGAGTTAGATGTATACGCTGACGTCACACGCGAGAAAGATCCTTTAGGCACTGGCGATAGTCCAGACAACGTAGAGATTGACATTATTGCTATTGAGCCAGCTGACTGTGCTGTTGACATTACAGTGCTGTTAAGTGATAGCGTTGTTGAAAAGATCGGTCAGATAGTGATGGAGGAGAGTAACGATGAATAATGCGATACATGAAAGATTTACTGCAGGCATCTCTAATCCTATTATTACAGAGACATTTGCCCCATTAGATCAATTAGGATTAGATACACCGAAACAAGTGAATGATACATTAGTTGAACGTGGTAATCGGTATGGATCATTTGTGGGCCATGCTAATGTGACACAAGCACTAAAAAATATTACTTGGCTTGCTTTGCAAGAACGTAATAAAGTCCTTTCGGCTGATATGTTAGAAGCACTCGATATGATTTACCATAAGATTGGCCGCATTATTAATGGCGACCCAAACTATGCCGATTCATGGCATGACATTGCAGGCTATGCAACGCTTGTCGATAAACGACTTAATGGTGTGATCAAATGAGCTACGAACGTCAATTGAAATGTGAACGCTTTAAAGAAGAACTGTGGGCTGCACTACTTAAAAAGCCACACACACGTCTGATGATTATGCGTGAGCTGAATGTCACTAAGACATCATTAGGCAGTCACTTACAACGGATGATTTTACAAAACTACGTTAAAATCCATCCAGTAAAAGTGTTGGAACGTGAACGCACGATTGCAATGCCAGTGACGCAGTACGTGGCCAATCCACGTAAACCTTATGTTGCTAAAATGAAAGAAGAACTAACTAAAGAGACAACACGACGATTTACGTTAGGCCCAGTTAAAGAAAGACAAAAAGAAGAAATAAGACCTGGCGTTCAGATTTACAGATTATTAGATACCCCGTTACCAAGACCGGAAACAAAGCCTAAAAAGACCGTTGTCAGTATTGGTAGCAGTTTTGCATTGACAGGATGGTAAACATGAGAGATCAAAAAGTGCAGGTACAAAAGTGGTGTTGGTGGGAAAAAGGCGAATGTGTCGTTGAAGTATTGAGAACTGGTCATTTTCCTACGACTGCTATGGTAAAATTACCAAATGACACTGAAACAGAGATAGATATTGATGAATTACGATTTGAAACTGATTGATTACGCAATTTGCTACTTTCCTGCGTTTTTGGCGGGCTTTTGCACCTGTCTGGCTATAGTTGCATTAGCACCCTTCTGTTCTCGCGTTATACAGCGATTGCAAAAGCCGAAAATCTACACGTTTCGTTAAAAAATCTATTTCGTAGGTAAAAACTAACAATTACTGATTAAATCAACATATCTGAGTTAATTGTTAATCTACTTACTTCCCCGAATTTACGATGATAAGTAATTACTTTTGCATCACGGCCAGATAGCCATCCGCCGCGAGCAGAATACGCATCACCTGGTGCTAGTGTACGATGCTGTTCTACGATCATCAAGTTGTTTTCTTTAACGTCAATCGAATGATAATGCCCCATGTGAACATAAGCATGTTTAGTACGTCCAAACATTTCACGGAACTGTGCAGCGAATACTTCTGAAACGTTAGCGACTTTACGTTTATGGCCGTGATGGAAAAACAGTGCGGTCTTACCGAACTCATACGCGTTGTACGGGTTAGGCGACTTGTCAACGGTTATGCGTGGCTCGTTTTCATACAGCACACTGAACCACTCACGTAACCAAATCTGAGATACCGGATCGTGGTTAGCATCAGCCATGATGATATGCACATGTTGATGCTTGGCAAGTAACATATCAATTACCCTACGTAAGATGCGTATAGCTGATCGGACGACTTTAGCAAACCGTGTATCTACATCAAGCAAATGCTTAGAGGCAGGCGTCACTGCATCCATGCCATCGAAATGCAAGAAGTCTGAAAGTTGTGCAAACAATGCGCGTTCAGAATTTGGAGACTGTGCAATTGCTGTTTCAAACCAACGAGTTATAAGGTTTTCGGCAATTGTCACATCCCAGTTCTCACCGGTTTCTTCGTCCCATGACAGCATGCCCAAATGATAATCAGTAATAACATAACAGTTAAGTAACTGATCGTTACCCATTGGCGGTGCTTTGACAGGCTCTAATCGAGGGATATTATCTTTCATCCCTTCAATCGTCTGTAACATCATCTCTTGAAGTTTAGCGTCGTCAACTCTTGACTTGACCCATTGACCTGAGGCTTTACCTTCAGCATTGTAATAGGTTGATACACCGCGAACGATGAACGGCTCAGGGACTGGCCGTGTTAGATCATGCTCAGGCGCGTAACCTTTAGCGGCAGCCCGTTGGCGTAAGAGTTGGATAGCTCCAACGATGGTGGCGTGATTGAGATTTAACGCTCTAGCGGCAGATCTAAATCCACCGTATTCATTTACTGCATCTATAAATTCTGACTGGCGATCTGTTGCATACGGCTTTAGACCTTCATCTATTAGCATTTTCCTGATCTCTAACCCACTGTTGTAAGTGTAGCAGTTGTAAAACGTCAGCAGCGCAGTCTAAGGGACTAGCTCCGACGGTACTAAGTATATTGCTTTCGGCTTTTCCATCAACGCTTTTGGCGGTGTTGGAAATGTCGGACACTGGGTTGGAAACAGTGTCTCGCACCCATTTAATGTTAGGGTGAGCAGCGTAATAAGCGTTAATCTTTTTAACAGCATTTGCATATTCCTTTGCTACATTAGTAGTAATTTGTTTCTGTTGTGTGACAATCTTGTCGTTTTGTATCTTTTGCGCTTCAATTCTTATCGCCAGCTCAGTCTTAAAGGCGTCGAACTTACCTTTTTCATATAAAAGTCCAAATAGAAAAGCGCCAACTAAAGCGCCTGCACAGACAATTTGCTTCCAATACAGTTCAAAAAAGATCATTTTGTGAGCTGGCTAGTTGATATAAAACGTAAAACCATATTAATGCCAGACACAAGGGCAACAACACCGAAGTAAACACGAGGGTCAAAATAACCTTCAATAATGTTAAGAGAAGCTTCAATTGCAGACCCCACACCGATGATAAAGTTAAACCATAGCATTTTACTCTTGTACCATTTCTTCATAGCGTCTTACCTTTTTGAAAGTCTGCTAAGGTTAATCCGCCTGTGTATTGGCAATGTGCAGTCTCTTTGAACTTGCCAGCCCAACGGCCAGCCCATTCAAGACCAATGCCTTCTGCGATATTACCACAGGTTGCAAACAAATCTTTGTTATCCCACGCTGCTTTACCATTGACAATCGGACAGAAGTCAAACGCGACTTTCCAATTGTGGAATGATTGACCTGCTTTAGCGTTAGTGACGATCTTGCCTGGCATCGTGCGGCCTTGATTGTATAGGGCTGTCTGACTATCAGCATCTCGATAGGTTGACGTAATGATGACGTCAATCCCTCTAGCTTTACATTGATTGATAAACTCGCTACACATCGCAGCGACTTTAGGATTTAAATCAGATAAGCTACGGCTATTTACCAAAATAGATAGTCCCCATGATAAGTCCACCAACGATTAGCCACACAACGCGTTCAACCCAAGCGCCAGATGCGTGTGACACTTCAACCTTTGTAACACGGCCTTCAATGCTAGTCTGTCTTTCATCGTATGTATCCATGCGTCTAAACAACGTGATCATGCGTTCTTCCATACGAGCAAGAGAGATGATGGCCTCACCTACTTTATCCAGCTTTTCCTCGATGCGGTTGAGGCGCGTTGTTTGTTCGTCCATGTTAAGTCCTTACTGAGCTTGTGTAACTTGGCCTAATTTAGATGCCAGCATGATTTCTTCAGGCGTAAGTTTTTGCAATAGTTTATTTTTACTTGTTGCAAATTGACCCATTTTGTAAAAAGCATTTCCCATTAATCTAGGACTTGCTGCCGCAAATACTGGTAATGTTGCGCCTCCAGATTTTAATGCATACGCTAACCCGCCATAGCCTGAAATTTTACCCATACCTTGAGGTAGCCATTCTTGCAAGTTTTGACCTGCAATAGCCGGCATAATATCTACGCCTGTTTTTTCTTTCAATGTTGCTACAAGGTCTTGTTTAAATTTAGCGGAAGGATTTTCGTTTAATACTTTCATAATTTTATTAATAGCCGTCGCTTTATCCGCATTTTTTGATGAACCTAACGCTTTATTAATATCATTAATTA